TCGCCAGACTTGAAATCTTCTTTTGAAATAGGCAAGACATTTGCAATATCTATACCAGTATCAGCTAAAAATTGCGCTCTATAATATTGCTCTCTTGAGCTATTCCAAAACCAGTTTCCGGTTGTTCCATAAATTTGGTAGTCAACAAAATGTATTTGTGCATTGCCATCGTTCGGTGAGCCGGTTCTGTCTGAAAAGTTAGGCATATATCCAGAATAACTCTGCGCTACTGTAGAAGCTATATACTCGCCGGGAGGTGTCCACTGAACAAGACCATAGCCTACACTTGAAGAGTATCCATTAAGCGGCTGTATATCATTCTCTTGCCAATGCCAAGGGTTATAGCCACTTTCCTTATATATATTGCCTAATACAGCACAGATAGCTGTTAAGCTGTAACCAAAACCGCTAAGAACGTTATAAATTTCTGTGGCGTTCATTTGGGCTTCGGTATCAACATGCTCATACCCACCATAAACTTTAGCGTACCATGCCATAAATTTACCTCTGAATGATGCGATTATTCTAATAAAATGTTAACAATGTTCTGTGCGAACCTGTAATCGAAACCAGCCAATTTAAGATTATTCTTTCTGTCATCACCGTTACCATATTTTCCCTCTAAAATGTCTTTTGCGACACCAATATAAGTAGTAAGATTTTTATTATTAGCTTCGATAAGTTTTGTCATTTTCTTTTCATCAATTTCCTCATTAGTTTTATTGTTTCCTTTTCCCTTAAAATCCATATAGCAGTAATTCAAATCAACGTTTCCATTGATTCCATCAACCTTTCCGGTTTCAGTATACTGCCACAGGCTATGGGTATCATATACCTTATGTCCGGTACTATATCTAGCATACCAGATAGGTACAGATTTTTCAAAAGCCTTAGCATATCCTTCATAGTGTTCATTGTCGCAATAAATTCCGCAATTATAACCATGCAAGGACATCTTATTAAGAAAGCTTACAGCCATGTCGGAAATTTCTTTCCACGGCACTTTCTTGCCTAATCTTGAACCTTCTTCATAGTCGAAGAAAACAGGCAGTACAGGTTTATACTTAGCGATAGCATCAACGAAAAATTCCGCTTCTCTCCATGCTAAAGCAGGTGTAGAAGCATAACTAAACCAGAAGAACCCATAAGGAATTTCATTAGCTATGCAACCTTCCGTGTATTCGTGCAACTTCTTATCAATATTCCCCTGTCCGTAGCCTGCCCTAATAATTACAAATTCTACGTTTCTAGCAAGCCTTGCAAAATCTATATTTCCCTTGTGATAGGAAATATCCACACCAAAAGACGGCTTACTCATTATCCTTATGTTCTCCTTTCAGCTTTACAAGATAAGGCTTAAATAATTTGCCCAATGATGGGTTAATTTCACATATATTTTCTATGATGCTTACAAGCTCCATGATGCAGATATAAGAGCCGATGATATTAGTTAAATGTAGGTCTATTCCTAAGTCTATATAAGAAGCACCATACTCAAGAAGGATTCCCATTATAATAGCGAATAACTCACTCAACTTATGGTACAAACCCTGTCTTAAATAGGTGCTATTTATATCACCTTTATACCCTGCTTTAACGAACCCTGTAACTACGTCAAATGCTATGAAAATGAGTACAACTATAAACGTTTTCATTTCCGAAACCTCCTTTTCTATATAAAATTATATCATATCTATTGACTTTTGTCAAGAGGTATGTTATAATATTTATGGAGAAAAGTTCTCCACCATCTTGTGTGCATAAAACAAACACTAAAACTAAGGAGTAACCACAATGCCTATTTATTATGATGGTACAAAGCTTTTGTCTCTCAATGATCTTAACGGAAACAAGCCAGAAATCTACATGTGTACTACCAACCGTACAGGTGGTAAAACCGTGTGGTGGAACAGTTTTGTGTTTAGAAAATATATCACAAAAAATGAAAAATTCTGCTTGTTTTACAGGTTTAACAATGAGTTGAATTCTGTTGCCGAAAAGTTCTTCAAGGACATCAATGGGCTATTCTTTCCAGAATATATGGTAAAAGCCGAGCGCAGAGACTACGGCAGTTATATGGAGCTCTATTGCTACAATATCCGCGAGGGAGAAGAAGCGGTAGGCAGGAGTTGCGGTTATGCTATTTCTCTTAATAACGCTGACGCTGTAAAAAGAAATTCGCATATGTTTTCAGATGTTCAAAGGTGCGTATTTGATGAATTTCAATCTGAATCGAATAAATATTGCACTGATGAAATCGAAAAGTTTATTTCTGTGCATATTTCTATTGCAAGGGGTCAGGGAAATCAGGCTAGATATGTTCCTGTTTATATGATTTCTAATCCTGTTTCCCTGATTAACCCCTATTATACTGCTATGGGTATTTCTACTAGATTGAAGGCCGATACAAAATTCCTCCGTGGAGACGGGTGGGTTTTGGAGCAGGGTTATGTAGAATCTGCGGCTAGAGCACAGGAGAGTAGCGCATTTAATAGAGCTTTTGCTACGCATGAATATATGAATTATGCTAGTCAGGCTGTGTATTTGAATGATTCTTCTGCTTTTATTGAAAAGCCGAAGGGAAATTCTAGGTACATTGGCACGATTAAGTATAAGGGTAGAGAGTATGGTTTAAGAGAATTTGCTGATCTGGGTATCATCTATTGTGATGATAGACCGGATACAAAATTCAAGTATAAATTGGCTGTCACTACAGACGACCATGACATAAATTATGTGATGCTCAAAAAGAATGAAGTGTTCGTCTGGAATATGAGGTTCTTCTTCCAGAAGGGATCCTTTAGATTTAAGGATTTAATGTGTAAAGACGCAATCCTTAAAATGATTTCATTTTAGTCTATCTTGTTATATGCGTACTATCGTCATTGATGGGTAGCAAGGTTTGAATGTACCTCCATTAAATGAATACGTCTTTGCTAGTCGCTTTAGTGCCATATAATTGTTGATAGAAAAAGAGCCCTATGCAGTAATGCATAGGGCTCTAATATTATAGCCATCTTTCTAGCTTTTGGGTATCGGGGTTGTATTTGTGTGATTTAGTTGCTGTAGCGAGTACGTGCTTTCCATAGCGTGAATTTTTTCTAAAGAAGCACTCTAATCCATAACGATTTGATGAATTTTCATATCCTTCTCCTGTTAGCTCTAATGACATAGGGTAGAGCACGCATACTATGCCAAAATCGTCATCTAAATATAATGCTTTTTCCACCCTTGCTTCGTTATCTAGGTAGAGGCACAATCCGTGTGAGTAGTACCATCTTCGATAGGATTTTTGCATTGAATACCACGCTCCATTCTATCAATAATTTCAGATAGATATGTTTGTGCCTTTTTTAAGTCTTCAATACCGTTCTTTAACTTGTATCTCCATAAGTATTTTATAACATTCCCGATACAAAAAGCTTCTAATGGGTCTGTTACATCCTGTGTTATTAGCTCTATTACATCATAACACGATACAGCCAAATTTCCTAACTTCTTCTTATAATATGGTGGGTAAAACTTTAAGGACATTTATTCATCTGCTCCTTTCAATCTGCTTTTTGCTCTTACAATCGATTTGAATGGAATAATTTCATCTAATCTTTCTTTATCTATTAAGTTATTATCGTACAAGAAATGTAATGTCTGCAAGATATATCGTTCATTAAAAGGAATAGCCCCACTGGAAATATAGTGCGCTAATATTTTTAATTGAACGTCTGAAATTTTAGATTCATGATCTTCTAAGTATATAGACATTTCACAACCGAAAACCTTGCAACGATATAAAGTCATGTTAACCTCCTATGGTGGCGGGTACAGGTTTTTCATTATAGGGCGTTAAGGCTGATATTTTAACACACATATCAGGCCAAGTGTCAGCATAAGCAATAATTTGCTGAATCCTTTTGTCTATTCCTGTACTAGCACTCCAACCAGTTGGAGGAACAGGTTCCGCATCAAAATTTCTAATTGTTGTTGCTACAGCTTTATAGACAATATAAACATTATCAAATTCGTCTTTTCTTCCAGCGGGATCGTAAACTGTTTGAACGTTTAAGAACCAATTTCCAGT